TATTCTGGAGATAGTGGTATCTCAGGCTATTCTGGAGATAGTGGTATCTCAGGCTATTCTGGAGATAGTGGTATCTCAGGCTATTCTGGAGATAGTGGTATCTCAGGTTATTCTGGAGTAGCTACTATTACGGCTGTGCCCGGGGACGATCACACTGCTACTGGATTAATTCTTTCCTTAACAGCCGGTATAGCTTTTGCTTTTGGAGATGTAGGGGTGATTGCCGCTAACGGAAATGTGTTGTTGGCTAAGGCAGATGTAATTGCTAACTGTGGGGCGATTGTTATGTGTGTTGACAATACAATTGCCTCCGGATCTTCTGGAAACTGGTTATTAAATGGAATAGCTCGAAATGATGCTTGGACATGGACAGTGGGAAGTGCTAATTTAATTTTTGTAAGTACTACAGGGACTACTGGCAATACCCTTACTCAGATAGCACCCTCAGAAACAGATAACGTAATACAAGTCGTTGGCATTCCTACCGCAGCTACTAGAATTTATTTCAATCCACAATTAGTACAAGTTGAACACTCTTAAAAAGGAATTTTATAAAATGCAAAAAAATCTTATTGTAACTCTGAATATTGGAAATAAATATAATTCTATCGCTAAACTTACTCATCCTACTTTAAAGAATTATGCTGATAAAATAGGAGCTGATTTTATTGTTTTAGATAAACAGCAAATAAGCAAGACTTCACCTCAATGGGAAAAATATAGAATATTTGATTTATTGAATAAATATCGTAGAATACTTTATTTTGATACAGATCTTATAATTAGAGAAGATTGTCCTAATTTATTTTCTATTGTACCTGAAGAAAATATAGGTCTATTTGATGAATCTCCTTTCACAGATAGACAAGGATTAGTTCAATCCATAGCTGATTATTGGGGTAAAAAAATTGAAGTTAAAGAAAAATATTATAACACTGGCGTAATGGTTGTATCAAGAAAACATAAATATTTATTTGTAAAACCAGAACAAGAGATTGACAATTTTTATGAGCAAACATATTTCAACATGCAACTTGCTGAAGCAAAAGAAGAAGTGTTTTCATTAAATTATAATTTTAATCGTATGTCTTGTATTGATCGATTCACAGGTATTTCTCGGCTTGATGCTTATATTATACATTATGCTGGTTGTCCTACATTAAATTTAATGCAAGAATTGATTGTCAAGGATTTGGATAGTTGGGAAAAAGATTCACCAAATTACAAATATAAACAGAGGGTTTTAATAAAAGTATCAGGAGGATTAGGTGATCAGTTAAATGCGCAACCTGCAATAAGATTTATGAAAAATAAAGTATTACCTGAAACTGAAATTAACATAACAACACACTATCCAACCTTATTTAAAGATATAAATGGAATTAATATATTTTCGCAAGAAAAATTTGTTGCAGAACAAGATACACCTTATCGAGTAGTTGAAAGTTTTCCACCACCATCTTCAACAATGTATTCTATTGTGGGGAATTTGTTGTGTCATACTGTTGATTACTGTTCTATGGCTTTATTAAAAAGAACATTACCATTTCAAGATAAAAATATCAAATTAAATGTTACATTAAAAGATTTACAAAAAGTTATCGATGTTGTAGGAATAACAGATTTAAGAGAATTAATATTAATACATCCAGGTAAACATTGGGATAGTAAAACAATGCCGTATAAATGGTGGGAAGAAATAATAGATGGATTAGTAACTGAAAATATTCCTGTTTGTATTATAGGAAAAACTGCTAAAGATGATGAAGCAGGGGTTTGGAATTTTGAAGATAGAAAGGGGGTTCTAAACTTAGTAAATTTATTAGATTTAGATGGATTAATAGCTTTAATATCTCAAGCAAAAGTTTTAGTTAGTAATGATTCTTCTCCAGTACATATAGCAGGAGCTTTTGATAATTGGATTATTGTTATTCCTACAGTAAAACATCCAGATCATATTCTACCTTTTAGAAATAGCTCAACAAACTATAAAACTGATGCACTGTACAGGAAACTAGTTTTAGATGATTATTCTACTTCTCCATTTGAATTAAATGAAATTACAGTAGACAAGTTAAAGAATACTTGGGATAATTATTTAGTAAGTCCTAAGCACGTTGTAGAAGTAATTAAGAAGAGGTATTTAGAGTGTTAATTGATACAGCATTTGCTATCAAATCAACGGGGGAAGTTTGGACTTGGGGCTATAATTCTTCTGGCCAGTTAGGGGATAATTCTACTACTAATAGATCCTCTCCTGTTGCTGTAGCTGGGGGGCATAGTTTTAATAACATAGTTATGGGTTATTATTTTGCTTTAGCCCGTGTTAATTCGACTGGCTTGTTATATGCTTGGGGAAGAAATGCTGAGGGAGAGCTAGGAAATAATAGTACAACTCCTACATCTTCTCCTGTATTAGTTGCAGGTAATCGTAGTTATAGTAAGATAGTTGTAGGAAGACAGCACAGTCTTGCTCTTGATGCTTCTAATGGTTATGTGTATGCTTGGGGGGATAATAGTAAGGGGCAACTGGGGAATAATTCTACTACTAATAGATCTTCTCCTATATTAGTTGCAGGTAATCGTAGTTATAGTAAGATAGGAGCCGGGGACTTTTTTTCTTTTGCAATAGAAGCTGATACTGGTCGTATTTATTCTTGGGGGGATGGAACTTATGGAACATTAGCTGATGGGGCTACTTATACTGCTCGTTCGTCTCCTGTAATTATAAATGATGCTCGTAGTTTCTGTGAAGTAACCGGTGGCTTCAATCATGCTCTTGCTCTTGATGCTTCTAATGGAACTGTTTATGCTTGGGGTACTAATGATTACGGACAATTAGGTGATAACACTAATACAACTAGGCTTTCCCCAGTAGCTGTTGCAGGGGGTAGAAGTTTTGATGAAATATCAGCAGGAACTAATCTATCTCTTGCTTTAGATAAATCGACTGGATTTGTCTATTGTTGGGGTAATGGAGGTTCTGGACAATTAGGGGATAACACCCGAACAAGTAAATCTTCTCCGGTTGCTGTTGCAGGTAATATAAGTTTTAAAGAAGCAATTGTAGGATGGGATCATGCGTTTGCTTTAGATCAATCAACAGGATATGTGTATGCTTGGGGAGCTAATGATCAAGGACAATTAGGTACAAATGAAGCTGCTGCAGTAAAACATTCTTCTCCAGTTGCTATTGCAGGTAATATAAGTTTTTCGGCATTATCATTTCTATCTCCATTTTCAACTACTTTTTCAAAAGTTGCAGGAGTATCTCAAGCATCAATTAGTAAAATATGTGGCGTACCATTATCTTCAATAAGTAAAATAGGTGGTGTTACAAACTAAAGCTTTATAATAGTTCACATACAACAATTATAAAATAGAATAACGGCAACAGAAGTAACAATGCTTAATACTGGCACTGGTCTTAAAAAAAATTGTCGGAGTTGCAATTAACAACACCAAATTTGGCAGCTCAATTACAAGTTGTAGTTAATAGAGCAGGTTCTTCTGGACTTTTAGGACTTATGGATGATGTAGCTATTTTTAATGGAATTCTTACACCTACAGAAGTGTTGTTGCTTAATACTAGTATAGGTTTAAAGAAGATTGCTGGTATTACATAATTGAAACCTGTACAACAGATTATATTTTAATAATACAGAGATTATTAGATGACAATTTTTACATAAGCTGTTATATATTGTATGACAGACTTTTAGTTGCCAATTAAAACAATTTCTTAGTCGTCTATTGGCGCGACTATACAAACTAACTGAAAGGACATTTTTATGTTCCACTCTCATTTTGTTTTATCTCTCAAAAACTCCCAAGGACAGATTCTTCGCGAATTTGGTAACAAAGTATATCTTCCTTTTTATGAAGAATACAAAATCTTTTTAAAAAACCTACGTTCACAGAGGGCTGTTGTATCTCTTAAGATTGACGGAACGGATATCTTAGGAGGGAATCGTCTTGTTATATACGGAAATGATTCTATAGATTTAGAAAGGTTTCTTGAAAAAAATAATCTTCTTACAGGCAGGAGATTCAAGTTTGCACCTGTTGAGGGTAATGCTCAAGATCCTAATTCTTCAGAAAATGGTATAGTTGAAGCTACTATTCAATGGGAGGCTTTTCCTCAAATTACCTGGACTTATTCTCCTCCTTCAGGTACAGGCCATTATCAGTTTTCTACTACACCTATGTATACTCCACATTACGAAACCCTATGCGGAACTGCTGGAACTATCGGAACCATAAATGCAAAGAGAATGTCAAGTGTAAGTAACATGGCTTCTTTTGTTAACCTAGAACGGCATATTAACTCTTCGCAAAAGGGAGTTACTGTTGAGGGAGGTATTTCAAATCAAGCTTTTAGTCCTACCATTGTTTCTTGTCTTGGTCCGGAAATAACGACTATTAGACTTCAAATACTAGTCCCTGAACAAACAGAGACTACCGTAGCAACCACCAAAAAGGTATATTGTATTAACTGCGGTAAAAAGCTAAAGAACAATTATAAATTCTGTCCGCGTTGTGGAACTAAACAAGAGTAGCGTGGGTTCTAATAAAGCCGTTAGTTATAATTCTAACGGCTTTATTTTTTAGGAGAGATACAATGATAGAAAAAAGAGATAGGTTGGTTAAAGATACTATTTTTATTTGTGATTTCTGTAGAAAAGAAATTCAGTCTTGTTATTGTAGTAAGGTGTGTTATATTTGTGGAAGGCATGTTTGCGAAAAATGTGGTATTTTGTTTGAACCTTGCTATAATTTAATAGAACCAAATTATGATTGTGATCATCCTGATATAGTATGTAAAGAGTGTTGGCAGTTAGGGGAGCCTTATAGAAAGGCTATACAGATTTATCGTGAGGCCGCAGAAAATAAAGAAGAAGAATTATGGAAGCTTTGGAAAGAGGAAGTTAAAGTACATAGGGGGGCGTAAATCCAGAATAATCTTGGCTCAGCAGCAAAATATTTGTACCATAAGCTATTTGTAAAGTAGCAGACCCTGGGAGCCCTTATTTTTATAAAGAAGGTGAATATGGAAACAAAACAAGCAACAAATTATTTAATAGATTGGAAATCGTTAGACGAAAAAGCTATAGAAGATAGAAAGAATTATTTGAAGATGTTGAGAGGATTGCTTACAGATTTAGATAATTTAAAATCTTCTGCCATAGGAGCTATATTTGCTAAATGGAATGTATATTTTATAGATGTAGACGAATTTGATAGAGTTAATCTAGATATCCCCAAATAGGGCGTTCGGTTAATTGGTAAACCATTGGTCTCCAAAACCAAGACTGTAGGTTCAAGTCCTATACGCCCTGCTTAAGGCTTTTAAATTTAACATATATGAAAGAAGTATGAAAAAGTCAATTTCTTCCGCAGTAAAAAGATTTGGTAAACAGCGTGAATGGGCTAAGCATCTTCGTAAAGATGGTAAAACTGAGGCCAATAGAAGAATTAGGAGAAATAGTAATAAGCAACAAAAAGAGTTCGCAGTTTTTGCCGGTGTAGCCAAGCGGTTTACGGCAGCAGATTTGTAATCTGCCGAGAGTAATCTCAATCGTGGGTTCGAATCCTACCACCGGCTCCCCCCCATTTCCTTGAAAAAAACAGTAAAATAACAGAAGATTTTACGCCAAGAACAACGTGTATTATATGTACATGAAGAAAATTAATTAACAACGGGGGTTGCTTGTGGCAGAAGTGAAAGCCAAATTAGTTTTCACAAAATAATGCGTAGCCGACAATAGACAATGGTGAGCAGGGAAATTCTATTGCGCCCTTACAGGTAGTAGGTCGAACCGTGAATCCTGTCAGGCAACCCTATATTTAAGGAGATGAAGATGAATAAGAAATATGAAGAAGGCGACTTAGCACAATTAGCGGCAGACTCATTCTTTGAGGGCTATAAACTTGGTATTACAACAGGAATCAAAGACCTTGAATCTCAACTCAAAATAGACTGGCATAAATATCCGGAGGAAGTGCCAGAAGATACAAGTGACAAATGGATAACACTAAAAAATTGTAACTACACAAAAAAAGATTATTACTGGGATGGCAAATGGAAAAACTATGACGGATTGGTTGTTCGTTGGGCAGACATCACCTACCCAGAACCGTATAAGGAATAATAAAGATGGACTTTACTAAAAATGAAATTGTAAAAACTCGAAAGATTCATAAATGTTGGGGATGTGCAAAGGAGTTTCCGATAGGGACTAAAATGCATAGGCAAACTACAAAAGATAATGATATAAGAACAGATTATTGGTGCGGTAAATGTGTTGATAAATTACAAAAATTATATAAAGAGCAAATTATACTTCCTGAAGATGGAATAGATTTCGGAGAACTGAATTTGCCTGAATATAATTTATTATAAGGAGGAGAAATGAAATATTTAATTATATGTGATAGTAGATATAGAAAACATAGTGATATAGTTTTTATGGTTGATAGAGCAAAAAGAAAAGACACTTTTTGGTCAACAGATATAAATGATGCACTATTTTACACGTCAAAAGAAGCTGCACTTCTTAAGGCAAAATCGCTAAAATTAAACAATCCAAGGATAATTGATTCTGATACTGCATTAAGTATACATGAAGAAATACAGAAAAGTATAGAACATGAAGAAGCAATGGAAGCTTGTGAAATAGGATGGGATGGACATAAATAAGGAGAAATGAAATGACACGATATGTAAAAATGATAAAGGGATTAACGGGGGTTAGAGCGGTTGGAATTAATGATTATCCATCACGTCAAGAAGCTGATAATGCACCAGAGCTCGAAGCATCTATACTTCTGTTTTGCGCAGAGGTAGAAAGGCAATTAGGAAAATGAATAAAAAAGATGAGCGAATTGCTATTAAAAATAAATTTGGTGGAAGATGCGCTTATTGTGGAGAATTATTACCAGATAAGGGTTGGCATGTTGACCATGTAAAACCAGTAATTAGAACAGGGTATAAACCAGAGCCAATGTATTGTAAAGAGAATGATAATTATGATAATAAATATCCTGCTTGTGCAAGTTGTAATATCAATAAACATCAATTAAGCATAGAAGAATTTAGAAGGATGATTAAAAATTTTACCCGAACGATGAACGAAAGACTGGTTCAATACCGAATTGCAAAAAAATATAACTTGATAAAAGAAACAGGGGAACCCGTAGTGTTTTATTTTGAAAAGTTTAACTCAGGAGAAACCAAACAATGACACACATAGACCGTGAACAGCAATACATCACCTACCCAGAACCGTATAAGGAGGAGAAATGAAATGGCACGGTATGTAAATATATACAAAGGCAACAAAGAGAATGATTATCTTGGTGCTATTTATAATACCAGAAACAGTGCCAACGAAAACAACTTACCAGCAAGAGGGCAAACATCTGAAACCGTCCGCATCCTCAATGAGCAAGAGGAAAAGGAATTTAAGGCAGAGATAATTGAAGAGTGTAAACAGGAATTACTTAATCATTTGGCAGAAGTTATTTATAGACAGAATGATTATCCAATTCGTGCTGTTCCACAAGCTACCATTCTTTCTTTGTATTGTTACTCATGACTTCTTGTCTGAATATGAAAGTACAATTTCTTTCTTAGAAGAACTTGGACTTGCCGAACCGTTACCTAAATGTGAATGGAGATTAAGATTTGATAAAATTGATGAAGTAGTTGAGCAAAAACTATCCAAGCAGGTAACGGAAGAAGAATTTAAGAAATTTATGCTTAAAGTATATAATGATTGGCAAAATAATCCAGATAAGACTGCTATTGATTATATGCTTGAGCAAATTTTCTCTCATTACATCCTGATCCCAAAGGAGTAGCAATGAAATGGCAAAAAATAAATATTAACAATATGCCTAAGAACGAAGTATTGTGCGCTAATTTCAAACAGGGAACAAGGGGCTACAAAGAAAAGATGATTGGCTATGTTTCAAAGTTTCTGAATAAAATACAATGTTCTAACGAAACCGAAACACTAATAGATGCGACACACTTCATAGACATAGATAAATTTGATGAAGAGGTATAAAAGAATAGGAGATTGTGGATTGCAATACCTAACAATATTCTATAAAGCAACCGGAAAGGAAAAGTAAAATGATACCACGAGAAATAAAGAAGGTGATCTTAAAAGAAATAGAATCATGTGTAAGACTGTATAAAAATTCAATAAGAATAGACTGTCCTAAAGTTGCCAATAATTATATAGAAATTGCTATGGAGAATATTGAGAAGATTATTAAGGATAAATTATTATGATACCACAAGAACTAATAGACTTGTATAGCTATTGAAGGATTAATGGAGGTGAAAGATGAAAGAAATTAAGTTCAGAGGAAAAACAAAAGATGGAATATGGCATTACGGCTGGCTTTGGCAATCACCCGATAAAAAGTATTGGATAAAAGAAGCAATAGAAAGAACCCATAGCGCAGATTATGAAGTTATTCCTGAAACAATCGGACAATACACCGGACTCAAAGACAAGAACGGAAAAGAGATTTATAAGGGGGATATAGTGAAATCAACAGATCCTAATTGGGGGTATGGTGGGCAGTACGACAAAGAGAACGATGGCTATCTAAGAAACGAAGTTCCATCTTTGGATAAATTAATACGTGAAGGTGCTGAATGTGAATATACTTTCTTGTTAAGTGATGAATGTGAGGTTATCGGCAATATTTATGAGAACCCAAAATTATTAGAGGTGAAAGATGAACTCAGCGATTGAAGTTAAAAACAAACTTATTTATGCATTGGAAAACCTTGAGTCTTATCATGTAACAGAAAATTTATTTAGGATGGGTTTAATAGGCAAGGAGAACGTGCAAATAGCAACAAGAGAAATTAAGCGAGCAATCAAACTAATTGAGAAAGAGATTAAAAAGTGAACTCAGCGATTGATCCTGCTCCAAGTCCTTCCTTTTAGCTCCTTTTAGTAAAACTTCAAAGCCATGTGGTAATATTATCATATGGCTTTTTTTATGTTTAGTATAATGTATTAGTAAGCCTTTAGTGCACACGTGTTTGTAATGGAAATTTCCATAAAATTAGCTATATATAGTATAGAAAGATTATAGTAAGAGTTTTTGTTTTTAACCACAAGGAGATAATTCCATGAAGGAAGTTAGCAAAAATGTGATAGTTGGTGCTTTAGGTGAAATGGCGCAGGAACTAACTATTACAAAAAGTACTGTAGAAAAGTTTGCCGAAGATCTCTCAGCTATGAAACCAGAAGATATGGACTTTGACTTCGTAGATGAAGCTCCAGGGGTTGAAGGCGAAGGCGAAAATATAGATAAGGGAAAAGAAGGTATCGAGGATAGTACCGAAGAGGGAAAAGAGAAGCTTCCTAAAACGAAAGAGGAAGCAAAGAAAATTCTCGATGAAGCTACAAAAGATATTCAAGCCGTAATTGATGGCCTTGATGGTATTCTCGGACAGGCTGAACAAGAGAAAGAAGCTGCTATTATCAAACGTCCTAATGCTAAATACGCTTCTAATTTAAGTACACTTAGTAAGAGTGCCGATGAAGCTATAAGGGATGCTAAATCTGCATTGAAACATTGGTCGTATTTGAAGAAAGCTTATCATCCAAAGGAAAGTATATCCAATCTTACACATCCAGATTTAAAACAAGTTGCAACTACGTTAGAACAGATGTCGATTTTTGAGAAAGCTATGAACAAGTTAGGTTACGTTCGGGCTTCAAAACAAACTACAGCTACTGCGGTTCCTCCAACAGGGGCAGACTTCTCGGGAGATTTATGGCCAAATAACAAAGACCCGAAGGAAATTGAAACACGTCATTGGCAGGCAGGTGCTACCGAATTTGACAGAGACAAAGCTAAAGAGGACAAAAATCCAAATCCCGCTGTTGACCCTCGTTTAACAGACGAAGGCAATCCTCATGATGAAAAGCCATACGTCAATGCTGCTCTATATGTTCCTGAAGATAATAAGTTTGGAGCTTATTGGGAGATTAAAGATTCCAAGACAGGTCGTAGTATTGTAGCTTCTTTTGCTAATCTTCCTGATAAACAAGGTCCAAAGAACGAGAAAACTTTTCAATATTTTGCAAGTCCAAGATACGGTAACCAAATTGCCTCTCGAGTTATTCAAACTGGTATCGAGGAAACGGCAAGTGAATTAGGGGCTAATTTTGCGAAAACAGCCGAACTCCAATCTGAGGCCCGTGCGCCAAAAATTAAAGATAAAGCAAAGGTTCGAAAGTATTATGCGGAAGCTTTTGGTGATCGTTCTTATGCACGTGAACTTACTTCTACTCAAAAAGAGGCGGGTGAAAAGGGTGCAGTTAATAGTGATATGAATGTAGAATACAAACCAAAAGATGATAAAGTAGAGTCTACAAATACAGGAGAACAGTTTGGAAAAGCAAAAGACGGTGCAGGTAAACTCTCTTCACAAGAAGCTCCTGCAGCAGATAAAGCAGTAAACAAAACTGCCGCGGAAACAGTTGTAGAGCCTACCGCAGAAGAAAAAGCTTTGATTAGAGCAAGAGCCGAAAAGGCTGTTGAATTAGCAAAGATTTGTTCCAGTCGCGGAGGTGTGCCTTTTGTAAAGAAAGCCATCTTAGAGAAGGCGGCTGAGTATCTGCAGATGGATGATGCAACATACACAGCAACAGTCAATGCGTTAAGTTCTCTGCCTATTACAAACGAAGCGGCTTTAAGGGAAGCTCATATTCCTGATACCGAAATAGGTATTGTAGGTAATAAGAGCGAAGGTGTACGAACACCCTTAGCAAAAGTAAAGACTGAGGACATTAACTCTTCAGTTAAATCTGACGCTAATATTAGCAAAAACGCTTCTTTAGTTCCTCAGATAGCTGTTGATAATGAACAGAGAAAAGATATAAGTAATTTATTTACAACAACAATGACACGGTTGCAGAAGATGGGAGTTTCAGTTAACAAACTACATCGCCCAACTTATTCACCGCGTTCGGGTCAGTAAAAGTTTATTCGTCCAGAAATGGAATCGTTATTTGTAACATGTAAAACTTTTTTAAAGGAGCCATAAATTGGCAAAAGTATCAGTTCTTAAATCTGTTTCCAAGGATAGTTTTCCTATAATGGATGCGACGGTTACGACTGGATGGATTCCAGGTACTGCCTTCACACTCAACTCGCTCGGCTACGCTATTCAAGCTGCTGTCGACGAAACCCTGTTTATTGGCGCGGACGATGAAGATGAAGTGGTATCTCCACCTTCAGGTTCATTGTTAACTGCACTCTACGGTTCCGGCACACGTATTCAGATTGACCATTCTGCAGAAGTTGCTGCCGGTTCAAGTACATATGCGTTTGACAGTAGTGTATTGTCGGCTATTCGTGGTCAAGACTTGTATGTAGGCACCGACGGTAAGTTCACAACAACCGTAACAGGTTCTGTTAAGGCGAAAGTTGTGGAAGTCCCTGCGGCAGGTAATAATTATACTTTGGACTGTATTTTACGGTTCTAAGAGATTAGCAATCTGGTAGTCTGGCTGTGTTTCGCCGCTCTGTCTGTTCTAGAGGAGGAGTGATACCTCCTCTAGGAGCTAAGGTTACGCGTATCGACCAGTAGTAGTTTAAAGATACGCTTTTCTTGCTCTTTAATTAGAGCTTGTTTACGTAACTTCGGTTGCGTTTTGTTAACTAAAAATAAAGGAGTTCACTACAATGAACAAACCTATAAACGGTTTCGGACTTCAGAAAGAAGCCGTTCCCATGAACGATCCTTACCAGACTTACGAACGGTCGGTTCTTGACCACGACGAAATTTGGTCAGCTTTAACTACGGAAGCAGGTAGGCAGGCAATTGGTGCTTAGTAATTTGGGCACCCGTAATAGTAATATTACGTTAAAAAACTAACAAAATGCTGGAACATCTCTTTTAATGCTAGCGGTACCTGACAGGTAAAAATCCGAGAGCAGAGACAATCAGCAGGAAATTGAGTATGTGGACAAAGAACGAACGAGAAGAAATCTCTCTAATGAGAAAAAATCCTTTACCTGATTCTTTAAAAGGATTGTTAATAGGAACAGTATTAGGAGATGGTTGTTTACAATGTATTCGAAACAATGATTCTTTAGCTTATCTTAAAGTAGGAAATAAGATAAAAGAATTTGTAGAATACAAAAAACAATTGTTTTCTGCTATTACTCTTTCTAGTACAATTATTCAAAGATGGGAATATAAAGGAAAAGATAGTTATCATTTTAATACTATAGCACATCCTGACATCTTTAAGCTTTACCAGCAAATGTACAGGGATAGAAAAAAAGTAATTACCAAAGATGTGTTTCAAGATCTTACTGTAGCAGGATTAGCTTTATGGTATTTAGATGATGGTTATTGTAATATTCAAAAAAGAGATTATTTTTTAAGTACATGTAATTTTTCTTTAGAAGAACATCATATGATGAGAGAATATTTAAGAAAAAAATTTAATATATTTACTTCTATTATTCATAATGGAAAATATCTTAAATTATATATTGCTCATAAATCTAGAAATCAATTAGAATATCTTCTTCGTAACTTTATCCCTGAATGCATGCTTTATAAGTATGCTTCTACTATTCAAAATCCCCAGAGACTGAACGTTAGTCCCTTATAAAGGTGAAGATACAGTCCGAACTCTACAGAAATGTAGAGAAGGTAACAGAAATGATTACCTCCTTACGAAAGTAAGAGTAACAAATTGCAAATGGCAGTACCTATTCGTACCGAACTCGACTATGTTGGCACAGCACGTAAATTTTTCGAAATTGACGTACTTGCACAAGGTCAGATTGCTCGTTACGATAGAGATATCAATGTCCCGGCCTATACTGTTGCAAAACGTGGTAAAGCTAATGAATACACTGTTGAAGGCGATTACGTAGAGCCAACAACCTGGGAGATTTTCTCTCCAGCACAGGTTCGCTTGTCTCATATCCAACAGCGCAGATTCAATATTCTGGATAGAACTCAACAGAAGCTTCGTATCCAGACTCAGGTTCAGGAAGATGATCAGTTTTTAACTCTTTTGAACACTACAGCCTCCGGTAATACCACTAACAATGCTGTTACTTCGGGTTCAGCTGGTGTTTCGAAAGCCTTCTTGAATGAGCTCACTTCCGTTGTCATGGATCACGATTTACCTTGCTACGGTCTCCTCATGCGATTCAAGCAGTTCAAAGATTTGCGCGGATGGGACAATACAGAGGTTGATCCTGTAACCATGAGAGAAGTTTTGGAAACCGGCCTTTACGGCACAATCTGGGGTATCGACATCGTTGTTAGTCGTCGGGTTGCTTCTGGTTATGTCTATGCAATGGCCGAACCAAGATTCTTTGGAGTGTTACCTATTAGAACGGAGTTTATGCTTATGCCGGATGACGATCCAAAACAGGCCACTATTGGCTATGTTGGATACGAAGAAATCGGTATGACGATTCCGAATGCTAATGGGCTGGCCCAAGGCACTGTCTAATAGTAGGTAAGCAAATCCTACTCCTCACCTTCGAAACGGCCGTCAGCGAAGGTTGGGAAATGCAAAGACTCATACCAATATGAGTCTCGCGGTCCAAAAAGGGTGAGAAGGAGCTAAACGCTCCTTCCACCATTTTATTTTCTACATGTCTTACATTACTCAACAACATAATAATTATTTCTCTTCCTGGCGTAAAAGCCTCGCTTCTCTAGAACTATCTGACAAACAATTAGAAAGTATCGATAATTGTTTAAGTATTCAAGGAGAACATGGTAATTGGGATTATGATGAATACATGCGGGGTATGTTTAATGGTATAGAAGTAATAGATAGCATAATTGATAGTAGAGAGCCAAACTTCAAAGAAAGCCCTAAAGCTAGTTTAAAATTAGATTGTATAAAGCATGATAGATTTCAGAGAGGCTCGGGAGCATATAAGTGTTTACAATGTGGAAAGCTTACTCGAAATACAGGCCACGATGAAGCCGAAGTAAGGTTATGTAGGAAGTGTTATAATAAGGCTGTTTTAGAAAATCAATATGCTGATGGATTAATTTCTAAAGAGCAATACGAAGAAGAATTAAAGAAACTGTCTTCTAATTTAAAACTATCTTGGGAAGAATTAACAGAAGAAGAAGAATTAAAGATAAATATACTTCATGCTATATATTCTGCTGAAGCTGTATTACCTATATATGAAAATAAATATCCTAATGACAATAGACCTAGATTAGCTATAGAAGTAGCAAAGATAGCATTAAAATATCCTACTGCAGAGAATAAAGCTAAAGCTAGTGCTGCTGGTGCTTCTTGGGTTGCTAGAGCTGCTTCTTGGGATGCTTCTTGGGTTGCTTTTGCTGCTTCTGCTACTGCTTATGCTACTGCTGATGCTGCTTCTGTTACTGCTACTTGGGCTACTACTGCTATAAAGTATGCTAAAGGAGCAGCTAAAGAAGCTAATATAGATATAGATTTCGATAGTTTATTATATAAAGCTCAATCAGATATATGGGAATATATTAATATATCAGAAGCTAATAATACTAGTAAGACTAGTTTGAAATTAGCTTGGGAAGGGTCGTGGTTAGTTGGAGATAGTGAAGAGTTTCTTGAAACAGGTATATGTCCTCAATGCGGATCTGAGTTAAACGTATCTCTTCAGCAAGGGGGTTACAGCAACGTTTATTGGTGCCCGAATTGTGATTTTAGTATAGAACCTATTGTTAATTTGCACGAAGCTTCTCTTAAATTAGCTTGGGAAGAAGATCCTCCTAATAATCCTAACAGAACTTCTATTGAAAATATAAAAGATTTTATAGGACCTGCGGGAATATTTGTTACTGATTATAACAGTCTTATTGAATTATTAAATAAATATTCGATTAATGCTTACCCTACTATGTTGGATGCTTTAAAACACTATGAAAATAATCCTGAATTTAAGGGATACCTTGTTAAGTACCCTCCATATACAATAGATGAAAGGATATACTTAGAGATTTCTATGATTAAACGTTCCCAGGGAAGCGAAGTTTATACAACAACGTCTTCTTTAAGGATTTACTAATATGGCATATTCAACAGAACAACAATGGTTTATTGAAAAGTATAGAAGCTTCTTTTCTATGCGTACACAAATGGCTGCAGGCTCTTCATATAAATTAAACGCACGTATGGGAGATGAAGAACTGTGGGAGGACTTAAGACTAGGCTTGAACTTCTTTAATTCTTATCCTCCTATTACAACTACATATTCTTTTAAAGATCTATATGATGCCTCCGCTCAGGCAACTACTCAAGGTATTGACCCTCTGGCTCCCGAAAGTGAGACTTCATTATCAATTTATATGACAGCCATCTTTATGTGTGCTATGTTCTTTACAGGTACACGTTTACAATGGTTTGAAGCCGGAAAGCATTTTAGATATAATGATAATGGTATTAGTATTGAAAGAGTTAAACAAGCTGATTATCAAAACGTAGTTGGTAGTAGTGTGTTACAATACATTACTACTGTTATGCCTTTACTTAGAAAAACTCTTGGGTTTGATAGAATACATGTGAAGGGACAATTTAGTGGATTAATTGCATTCCCAAGGAGCTTAACACGTGGATTAAGAGGAACACGGTTGGGGGGATAATAGTATCATATATTTTTGTATATAAATAGATACAAAAATATATAAAGGAGTTGATCATGTTTGATTGGATAAAAGAACCGACATTATTAGCAGCTTTATTAGCATCCTTAACAATCCTTGTAGCCTTGGTTCGTTTCTTATTTTATATCTATAAGAAGACAGAAGAAACAAAACAAAGTGTAAACAAAGCAATGCTCGATCTTGCTAACGAACAAACTGATCTTGTAATACAGCATAGTAAGCAATTATTAGAAGTAGTTGAGAAAGTAAATATTACCATTAAAAGCATGGATGCAACTATTCAAAGCTCTATTGCCATGAATAAGAGTGTTAAAGAATCCACTGACCAAAATATACAAGCTACCAGGGAGTTGAAAGATTTTCTTACTAACACCGTGGTGCGCGTCTTACAACAACCTTAACTGAAGAGATAAACTATGACTACCCCTCTCATCTCAAACTTGCCGCTTCTATTGCTTGTACTCGTGTACCTGCTTTCTATGTATTTTCTTGTTCGTTTGTTTTATAAAACATTTCGAATTATTAGACAGAAGAAGGTCAATGGTTTAGAATTCTATCGTAAACTAGTGGCTATTTCTATAATTGTTACTATGGTAGATGCTACTTATACAATAGGAGTCCGTATTCTGTACTTGTTTTACCCCTTACAAGATTATATATATTACGGAATTGCTCCTATTGTTGTCAAAACTTTAGTTTTATTTTGTATTTGGGGGTTTTATTCTATTCAAATGGGAGGCACTTTACATTGTCTTTCTTGTAAATATTGGTTTGACAAAATTAAATCATTTTTCTCAAAGAAAAAGTAATAGTTATGAACTGGAGAAAAGTATTATCTTGGGAAGAACCAGAATTAAATAAAAAGCAGAAAGCTAAAGCTAATATCTTATATGCTATATATTCTGCTGAAGCTGTATTACCTATATATGAAAATAAATATCCTAATGACAATAGACCTAGATTAGCTATAGAAGCAGCAAAGATAGCATTAAAATATCCTACTGAAGAGAATAAAGCTAAAGCTAGAGCTGCTGCTTCTGCTGCTTCTGCTGCTACTGCTTCTGCTGCTTCTGCTGCTTGGGCTGCTGCTGCTGCTACTGTTGCTGCTGCTGCTTATGCTATTAAGTATGCTATTAAGTATGCTAAAAAAGCAGCTAAAGAAGCTAATATAGATATAGACTTTGATAGTTTATTATATAAAGCTCAATCAGATATATGGGAATATATTAATATATCTGAAGCTAATAATACTAGTGAGGCTAGTTTGAAAGTAGCTTGGGAAGAGAAAGGACCCATACATTATAGAGTCTATACTCCGTTAGGTGAAAATGTCGGTTTTGGTTTATGTAATGATGTATTTGAAAAATACGAAAACGTACCTCTTAATAAACTAAAGAAACTTATTGTCGTTACAGATGATTGGAAATATGTAACTTGTCCTGCATGCAAGAAAGCAATGCGGGTTGATCAGTTAATGAAAAAACTTTTCGAAGAGCACGAGAAAGAAGCTGAGCGACATCGTGCTGAATTTTACAATTTTGGTGCAGGTATGGGAGAATATAGTATTTATTCTAGAACATCAAAAGGTGGATTAGAATCCAACATTAATTCACGAACTGGAAGAGTAACGCATGTGTGGATGGATTAGGTTATGAACCTAGCTTTATTTACACCCGAAAAGATTGTAGAGGTATTCAAAAAGAAAAACTATGTTCTTTTTGAAGACCCTTACCGCTTGAATTTGTTTGGTATTCGTAATAAAGAATATCAATCAAATACTTTTAATGATTTAGTTGGAATGGTATATAAAGATTACGGAGGTCTTTGGAATACACATTTATATATAGCTACTACAGATCCTGGTAAGTATTGGTTAGAAAATCCTATGAATGTTGCAGGGACAGCTATTGTAGTTCCTGGACAGTATCTAAACGTATTTACATTTGGTTTACATAAGGGTAAGTATGAATGCTTAGTACAATGTGCAAAGATAAAGGTATATAGAGACAACGATAAGGATGATATATTAGATTTTGATATTTCATCTATTCAAAATGGTTTGTTTGCTATAGAAATGCACCGAGCTTCAGAGTCACATACTTCCACTTTAGTTGATAAGTGGTCTGCTGGGTGTCAGGTAATTGCCTCTCCTTCAGACTTTGCTGACTTAATGGAGATGACTAAAAATTGGCATTCTCCTATGTACGGTACTAAATTTAATTACACTCTCTTTTTAGAGGAAGATTTTGTATGAATATTTTACTAGAGATTTTAATAAGTATTTTATCTGTTAGTTTCGTGGATTGTATTACAACCGAACTCTATTTTAAGCCTCATTGGAGAAAAGAGGGAGCTGACGCTAAATTTTGGGATAATGCCTATCGTATTCGGGGAGTAGTAATGTTTCTATCTTGGTATGTTATTTCGTATTTTATTGATTCTACTCTATTACTTCCAAATATTATTTTACATATGTGTGGAGTAGAAGATTTCTTATATGCTATTTGGGTTCCATTGTTTGTAAAGGCCAAAGAAGCTTGGAAATGGGAATCAGGTATTGAAATTGGACCTTGGATATTTCCTTATGAATGGCCTTGGTTAGGAGAGTATGGAGGATTCTGGAAATTTATGTCCTATAACTTACTGACTTTAGTAGGGGGCAAGAAAGTAAAATTATTGGGACTTGTTATCTGTGTTGTAATAGGTATAACTACTGTGGTTCTAATTTGGGGTTAGTTATGAACTGGAGAAAAGTATTATCCGCTGAAAACGAAGAGGGGTATAATACTAATATAGAAAAAGATACCTTAGAAAATGAAAGCTTTAGAAAGGTTTTGTATACAGGTTCTAGTTTACAGCTCGTTCTTATGTCTTTACAACCCCAAGAAGATATAGGAGAAGAAATTCATTCTGATATAGATCAATTTTTTAGATTTGAAAAAGGTAATGGAAAATGTGTTATCAATGAAAAAGAATATGAAGTAACAGACGGGGATGTCATTATTATTCCCGCAGGGGCTAAACACAATATAATCAATACTGGAAGAGAAGAACTTAAATTATATACTCTTTATGCACCTCCAAAACATAAAGATAAGGTAGAGTTTAAAACAAAGGAAGAAGCTTTAAAAGCTGAAAAGAAGGAAAAGACTAATGAACTGGCGTAAAGTATTTGCTTGGGAGGAAGGACCTGTTTCCCAAGAAGAGGAATATTATCCTTCTGAAGCCTTACTCAACAGGTTTGCAAATACATGGTTATCTGAGTTCATAGATAAGTTTCAAGTAGATTGTAATTATTCTATAATTTCAATGGGAAAAAGAGGTATAGGTGTTAGGTTTGAATTACACCAGGTAGTTAAAACAAGCAGGAATCAAGCTCGTGTTTTATTTGATTGTTTAAATTCAACTCAAGCGGCTACCGTTGCCCAAGCAATAGAGAAAATAGATTCAGATTGCTTACTAGTGACCTCTACAAATGGGCAACCATATTACCACATTATTGTTGATATCTCTTCTTTTGGAAGTTATTTACCAATAGGAGAATTTGCGCGTATCTTGAACAAAACAGAAGAAGATATTCAAAATTTATTTCAAGATGAAGAACGAGTAGGTATATAATGTTATTCATTGATTATCCTAACTTAGAAAAAATAACCTCTATAGAAATCTTTTCTAAACTAGGAGACAAATATATTATGCATTTATGTAATCAAATAAAGAAAATGCCTTTTGAGAAGGCAAAAGAAATTATTCTTTTTTGGCTGAGACACAGAAACTAATGTTTAGAGTTGACAACATAGTAACCATTCGTCCGATGATTGAGACCTTTCATTACAATCAATCTCCGTTTATTGAATTAGATCCTATTTTAAAGAAATTACAGGTTAGAAGAGAGACTGGAATGGTAAAGAAAATTGATAACCAAAAGGCAGCCGTTGGGGTATTGTTCCCAAAGATGAAAGAATTGCTTTGGTTTAAAACATATGAACTACAAAGAGGTAGATAAGATGAACTGGAGAAAAGTATTATCTTGGGAAGAAGCAGAAAGTAACTATAAATTGTATATAGTTCCGGTTAGTGGAAACGAATATTGGCCAAAAGGTGGGATTTTTTTCAAAGGAACAATTTCTCAAATTGCTTCCAAACTGGCAGATAAGGGGTTAGCAGACGACGAACTTGCTGGAGAACAACTTATATCAAACCTTATTGCCAGCGCACCCGATAGGTATAATTTACACGTTATTGCTGATAATGATTGTGAACACTATGCATTGGGACCAGAGTTTACCCCAAACAGTTCACTTATTGTTTCTGTTATGGAAGAGTGGGGAAACGAAGCTGAGGAAGATGAAAAATAACTGGAGAAAAGTATTAAGTTGGGAGGAACAGGATAACGTATCTGTTATTCTATCTGTTTGGACATCCGACAGAGGTTACGTTGATAGAGAAGATGGTACGCTTGACGATAATAAAGTTGAGAATATTCTCTATCCAAAGTTAGCAAAAAGGTTTTTGACTACTATAAAAAGAATATTAGGTAGATATTCGGATCTTGTAGAAGCTCATCTCGATAGTCACTACGATTGGGATGATAGTAGTGAAGTGATAATGTTTGGAGGTGAGGTAGAGGGGCCAAGAGATCTTATAATGAAACTCTTAGTTACAGGTAATAGTGTTTGGCCTACAGGAAACAGACAACAAGCTAAAGAGGAAATAGAAGACGCTTTGACAATTTATGAAAAATAACTGGCGTAAAGTATTAGCTTGGCAAGAAGGAGAAGACCCTTCTTTTGAAGATGCGCTGGAAAGGCGTAAGGTAGAGGACGCTTTATTTAATGAAGTTCTTCGACAAGGTCTATATGAAAGTCCAAATCAAGATTTTTCTTTTATGATGTCTTTGCCTGTAAAAGGAAGAATAATAAGAAAAAGAACCTTTCCAGATGGTAGTATTGAACTTGAAATAGATTGGTACCCCGATATAGAAGGATTTGAAGCCCAAAAGGTGTTTGATAATAATCTTCTTTTACCCTTAAAACAGACTTTACATTTAGAAGGACATTATTGGAAGTTTGCAGGTTCTTGGACAAGCAAGGTAGGATTTCCTACAGCATTAAGACATAAAGGAACTGTATTATATTACTAATATGGAATACAGATTACAAAAATATGTTGTAAAAGAAGTAGTTGAATACATTCGAAGGATATTCAAATACGCAACATCTTGGACAAACGAAGGTATAGAAGTGGTTGAAATTGAAGATGGTGAAACCAATCCCCTTGCTTTCGAACAGTTCTTCGAAGAGAATGAAAGATATCCTATTATTACTGTCAATGCAGTAGGTTCTAACCTTTCTCATTCTTCCCTCAACAACTTAATAGATATTGCCGATAAGGATTCTGTAGTCTTAGGTGAAGATGCACTTAGTTGTGTCCCCATTTCTGCTACCTTACAATGTAATGTTTCTTTGCCTACTTCATTGGCAAATGAAACCTTTAGAGGATTATTTGTTACATTGGCAAGTGATTTAACAGGCGTCCCCGGAGAAGATATAGACGTTAGATTGTATTCAGATTTTACTACAACTCCTATATTAGTTTCCTCGGGTTCAATAACTGGCAACGAAGTAGGTTCTTTCGAATCTTATTTTTGTGAAATGTCTCCTTCTGTTGTTTTATCTGGAAGTGATTATTGGTTACAATTTACTACTTGTAGTGGAAGTGTATATAATATTGCTATAGATCCCCAAGCTATAGGAACTTATCAATCAGGAGCCTCAGGTTCTCTCACAACGTCTTCGGGTAGTATCGTAGGAGAATTACTTATGCCAGCAGTAGCTATTTTAGGCACAATGAGTGAAGGTACTGTATTGATTAAAGCCTCCTCAAAGAATACTTCAGCTACGGCTTTTAACTTATCTGAATTGATAGGACAATATCTTGAACTTGGTAAAGTAGCTTTATTTACCAGAGCCTCTGGAGCTGTAAATAATACTAAGGCTTTTATTTTATCTGCAAATAATTTACCTACCTTATCTTCTAAGGGTATACACATAAAAACTATACGTATAGGTAATGTAGAAAATAGGCCTAGAGGGGCAAATGATAGAATATTTTCCATATCATTGACTTTAGATTATATGTCTGAATGGAATCAAGAATATCCTACAGATATATTGAAATCTATTACTGAAGATATCGACTATTTTAGTTAAGTATGAACAATTGGCGTAAAATATTTAGTTGGGAAGAAGCTCCTACAGATCCGTTCTACGTTGGTCAAACAGTTAAAATTTTATGGGACAAGTTTAATGAACTAGATAAGGAAGATGTTGTAAAGTGGTATTCTCCTACCTATACAGCAAAAGTTGTTTCAATTAATCCTGAAAGGGGAGCTAACGAAATTGGTCTTGCAATGCCTATTTGGATGGGGGAAGGCTCCAGATTTTATGTAAACCTAGATCAAATTGAACCCGTAATAGAAAATGTTAGTGCTAATTTAAAATTATCTTGGGAAGAACTAACAAAAGAAGAAGAATTAAAAATAAATATACTTCATGCTATTTATTGTGCAGAAGCTGTATTACCTATATATGAAAATAAATATCCTAATGACAATAGACCTAGATTAGCTATAGAAGCAGCGAAGACAGTATTAAAATATCCTACTGAAGAGAATAAAGCTAAAGCCAAGGCTGCTGCTTGGGCTGCTGATGATGCTGCTGATGATGCTGGTTTTGCTTCTCATGCTGCTGCTTATGCCGCTGCTAGGGCTGCTACTTGGGCTGCTGCTTGGGCTGCTGATGCTGCTGCTAATGCAATTAAGTATGCTAAAAAAGCAGCTAAAGAGGCTAATATAGATATAGATTTCGATAGTTTATTATCTAGAGCTCAAGAAGATATATGGGAATATATTAATATATCAGAATCTAGTAATACTAGTGAAGCTAGTTTGAAATTAGCTTGGGAAGATGAACCTCCTCTATACAAAGCTATAGGTTTTGTATATGGGCGCCTATGGGATGGTAATGAAGGAGGTTATCCCTCTATTCAATTAGAAGGCTTTTCTTCTATAGAAGCTTTAATAGAAGGAGCTAATAAAAAGTTAGAAGACAGATCCTTAGATTCTGGAATGGGATTTTTAGATTTAAAAGGGGCTATTCTTTATCCCCTTAAAACTATTGGGTCTTATTATAAAGAGCCTTTAGAACCTATTTTTATTGGTAGTTTAACAGAAAGAGAAAAAAGATTTTTAGCATCATTATAGAAGTTATTTATGACAACAAGCGATTTTAGACAAAAAGTTAGTGTAGTTACGGTAAGTACAAAGGACATAATTAATCGTATAGCCAGGGTTATATTATCCCCCTTTTTCGATACCGACGAAAGCTTTTCTTGGAAGAAAGGTATGACTGCAGCCGTTACTTTTGTATTTGTTTATGCAACTGTAGGATTTTTACAACATAATGATTTTGACGCTTTACCTGCTTCTTATCAGTGGATTATTGCAGCCGTCTTTGCAGCATATTTTGGTAAAGATATACCCGCAAATTTAATAAACGTTATTGGTAAATACTTTGATAGCAGACGTTTTATTAAGGATTCTGTAAAACCAGAGAAAAAGAACCCTGCACAGGAATAGAAACATTTAACATCCTCTCCTATATATTGTATAGGAGTTGGTTTTTAATTAAAAGGAAAGACTATGTCGACATACAAATTACCTTCAACAAGTGTTAGTATTCTTGATAATCCAAGATTAATTAGCCTTGGACAAACTGTAAGAATTCCGGCTATTGTTGCCCTGGGGCCTACCTCGAGAACAGTAACTTATGAAGCTGTTCAAAGAAGTACAGGTTCAACTGATTATCTTTCGGTTTATTCAACAGATATTCCAGCAACAGGTGTTAGTATCTCTGCTGTTTCAAGCCTCGCTCAAGACCCTCCAGCTTCTTTAGCAGGGCTTTATATCTCCCAAAGTGGTGTGTTATATAATACATCTAGTGGGTCTATGGATGCTGGAGATGGAAGTATTACGTGGCAGCAACCAACTTCTCCAGGAGCAGATATTCCAGCCTCGGGTTCCATTTACTATGTTAAGTATACTTACGATGTTCCTACAACACAGTATGACCCTTGGATTGCAAGTGATAAAGAATTGATTGAACAGAGATATGGAATTGAAAGCGTTACTACAGGTCTGTTAACAATTGGTGGTTCTCTTGCTCTTGAGGCAGGAGCTCCTGCTGTTATGTTAGTTCAGGCTTCTGGCTCAACTTATAGTTATTCTAACTATACAACCGCTATTGATAAGTTAAAGAAAAAGAGCAATATTGAGCAATTAGTTATCCTTTTCCCAAGCGGTTCTGTTTCACGTACTGAACAAGAATCTTTAATTACTTATGCTATTTCACATATTACACAAATGAATACTCAAGGAAGAGAGAGAGGGTTGTTATGCGGTAGTCCTACAACTTACTTTACTTCTGATGGTATAGATACTATCGGAGATAGTGCAACAAGCGGAACTTATTTGTATAGAGCTAATATTCTTAAAAATCAGGAAATAGGTTACATAGTTTGTGGTAGAGTACAGAGATACGCTCCTGACGGAACTACTCTCATGGACTTGGACGCTAACTTTGCCGCTGCTGCTGTTGCAGGCCTTCAGTGCGCTCAGGATAAACGTTGCACTCCTATTCAAGGACAGGTTGTTCCTGGACTTATCTTAACCGACGAAAAATGGAATGATTCTGAATTACAGCAACTTGGTGCAGGTGGATGCCTTACATTAAAGAGTGAAGGTGGAGTTGTTACGGTGGTCGATCAGTTAACTACAGATCCTACTACAGCCGATACTGCAGAATTGTCTATTATCTCGTCTAAGAGATTAGTAAAGAGAACTTTAAGAGATGGTTTACACAACGTCTATACTAGTAAGGGTAAGGTCATTACTCCTACAATGGTTTCTGCCGTTGAAGCTACAGTGGCTTCTTTGCTACAGGGTTTAATTAATGATGGTGAGTTATATGCATATGGAGAAAAGAATGATCCATCGACTGGAGAGATTGTCATTAGTGCAAAACAAAACGTTTTAGAGCCTCGGCAAATAGATGTTACTTGTTCTGTAAAGTTGTTATACCCCTTGAAGTGGATTACAGCTTCTGTGTCCTTATATGTATAATGTGGAGATAATATTAAAAAAAATAAAATGAAGAAAAAGAGCAAGATATTATAAATAGTTATAAAGCTATTGGCGTTGATTGTTTGATTATTTGGGAGAAAGACATGCAAAATCTAGAGACAGTAAAGTCTAAAATTCAAGAGTTTGTACACACTATGATTACAAAGGAGCTATAAAATATGTCTTCAACACGAATTCCACATACTAAGAGCACAGTCTCTTATGGGTACACTATTTCAGCCAACGGCGTACCTATTGGAACTATCCAGGGTTTTAATCCTTCTCAAAATAGAAATCTTGAAAGAGTAAGAGAGATAATGAACGAACTCGATGATATTGTCGAAATCGTTCCTGGTAGAACAGATATCTCTATTACCATCGACAGATTTGAAACCTATGATAAGAATATGATGGAAGCTGTAGGCTTTGCGACGTATGAAGATATTTCGCAAATTGTTGTTCCAGTTCTTATTATGGAAGAGATTCGCAATCCTGTTACAGGGGCTGGACGTAAAATCCAGTATCAAGATTGTTGGTTCAGTACCTGGGGTAAAACTGTTAGGGAAGGTACTATTACAGTAACAGAAAATGTTACTATATTTCCAACAAGGATTAGAGCTTCTAAGATTTCTGCTTAATATAGAAGAGGCGACACATGAATTGGAGAAGAGTACTAGCTCAAGTAGAGAGGACCGAAGAAGAACAAGATAGGATAAATATGCTTTATGCTATATATTGTGCTGAAAGCGTATTACCTATATATGAAAATAAACATCCTAATAATAATGGACCTAGATTAGCTATAGAAGCAGCAAAGACAGTATTAAAATATCCTACTGAAGAGAATAAAGCTAAAGCCAAGGCTGCTGCTTGGGCTGCTGATGATGCTGCTAGAGATAATACGACATTTGATGATGCTAATGCTGCTTGGAATGCTGCTAGAAATAATGTGACACTTGCTGCTGCTTATGCTGCCTATTCTGCTGCTTTTACTGCTATTGCACAAGATCCCGTTGATGCAGGGTATGTCAATAATGCTATTTTTAATGCAGAGGAGGCAGCAAAAAGAGCTAATATAAGTATAGATTTTAATAGTCTAGAAACAAAAGCTCAACAAGATATTCAACAATATAGTAATAATACTAACATAGCTAAGTTAAACTTAATATAGGTCTATATGAATCCTACATCTTTGGATAACAATGCTGTTGATAAAAATTTTCCGCTTCTAAGTTCTTTAGAGAATTTGGGAGCTTTGTCTTCTAATTTCGGTTTGTTAGATATAAAACCTTTTAGAGACTGGACAGACCCTATTTGGAAACATAAGATTTTCTCAATGCGTTTATGTAATGCAGGCGAAATGCTTTCTATCTATTCATATCTTGAGTCTATTCCTAACTACGCTCGAGTACAGGCCACTAAAATAGAAGTATTAATTCGTTCTTTATATGCTATCAATGAGCAACCATTAGTATCTGCTGAAGCTTTAGCTAAATACAACGAATCTTATAAGGCCCAGCTATCTAGTTTAGAGTTTATGCGGCTCTGGACAGCTAATCTTGAGCAAGTAGTACTAGATCGTCTAGATATGGTATACGGAGGGTTGCAATTAAAGCAAGAAAGGAAGCTCCAAGGGATTTACTTATGTGGAAACTGTGAAAGTACGTTTACAGCTTTACCTGAAGGAAGTAAGAAATTAAAGTATTCGTTGGCTGAAATTGTATGTGGTTCCTGTATAAAAGAAATGAAAGAAGAAGACTTAAAAGAGTTTGATTTTGAAGGAATACAATCTACTTCTTCTGATTCATCGGTTGAAACAGTTACAGAGTTTATATGTCCTGATTGCCAAAAAAAGTTACCTGATCGTGAAAGCTATAACGAGCATAGAAGCACCTCTTGCAAGGCGGGTGCAGCCCTTTAATCATGAAGACATAGCTAATGTGTTATTTAAGAAACAATCACCAACACGGATTGACACTCCTTTTGCATTGTCTTCAATAGAGTCCTTAAGGCTCCTCCCAGTAGCCTTTTCTCTCTCTTTATTCTCTGATACTACTGATGTATTTGAAATTCTTACTCGGGTAGTATATAAAGACACTTCTAAAGCTTCTTTTATTACTTTGGAAGAATTAAAACTTATGCCCCCTTGGTGTATTAATTTTCTTTTACAGTGTTATACCAAGCATATAGAGGGTTGGCAAAAGTATTTTGTAGATGAATTAGAAAGCTTTTGCTTAGAAGGAATATCAAGATTTCATTGGTCGGTGATACAAAAAGCCGGAACGGATGAAGTCTTTCCTCGTCCACTGTCTGTGGAACAAAAGATATGGATATCTTTTCAAGACAAACAAATACAATCTGAACAAAATGCTTTTATTATTTCTTTACGGGATAGTTTATTGCCATGGTTAAATCCCGAAGCTTGGCAAAATTTGCAGGAAAGAAAAGAAAAGACGAGAACGAATGAAGATTACGAACGTCAAAGACAGCAAATGATTTTAGGTAACTTTCCTACAGAAGTAGAGGAAGAAGATACAACAGATTGGGATACTGTAACATAGTATGGGTAATTGGAGACAAACATTGAAGAAAGAGGCCTTGCTACCAAAAAGATCCGTGCAGTGGCTTACAAAAGGAGAAATACTTAAGCTTTACAATAAGTATCGCACAGGCCATGATTATACTAAAGAAGCTTGGGATATGAAATATAAGGTGATTGATATTTGCAATCATATTTTTGAAGCATACTTACGAATGTTAAAAATGGATAGAGAGCATGAAAAACAAAGAGATAGATTAAGGAAAGAGTATATAGGAAGGGAAGATAATCCAGAATATAGAGCAAAGCAACGTATATTAGAAGAAAAAATAAATAGGAATTGGGATAAATTTACAGATGAGAATAGAACAACAGGTAGAGAAGATACCGTTCGAAGATTAAAATATCATATTAAAAATTTAGAAGGGGCTACAGAACCTTTTGATATATTACTTGCATTAGACAAAATATTTAATGTAATACACGATAGAGGGCCTATTTTGGAAATAATGTTGCGGAATTATTACGGAACGTCTGAAGAATCTATTAGAGAGTTATTAGGTATTTTTGACCAAGTAAGAGATCTTGGAACATAATATGAACAATTGGAGACAAATATTTGCTATTTCTATTACAAGAGGAGATTTTTGTAAAACATTTAGAAAAGGAAGTAAACGTTTAACATGTGAGTTAGTTTGTATTGGGCCTAGTACAAGTCAATATCAGATATATAAAGAAGCTCCTTCTTTAGAAATAGTTTATTGTGGCAGTAAAATTTCAGATAGGTTGATCGGGTCAGGGTTTGAATTAAAAGAAAGACAAGATGCATTAGATAAATTTGAAATAGAAAAGAAACTTCTATAAGTATGGCAAAAGAAACAGAACAAGGCGGAGAAATAAATCCTTTAGCATTGGCGGGTGGTATACCTGCGGCTGAAGGTTTGGCTGCTTCGGCTAGTATGCTAAGTAACATTAGTGGTACTTTGATGAGTATACTAAGAAACCCAATACTTGCTGCAGGGGGGGTTGAGCAATTATCTCGAAGGTGGGATGAACATGTTATTAAAAGATTAAAAGAGATTCATGGATTAACAGGCAAATCAGCTGAAGCTTTTGAGAGATTAGCTCGTAGCGGAGAAAACACTAGAGCTATGTTTGCTCGTATGGAAGGCTTTGCTATGGGGGCAGGCTTAAGAATTGCTTACTTAAATGAACAGTTAGAAAGGCAAGCCGCTACTGTTACTCGCTACGCTAGATTGCAAGACTTAGCTGGTGGCTCTCAGTTTGCTGAAGCTCGAAGAATGCAGACACAATATTACCAAAATGTTGCTGCATACGGAAAGGAATTTGCAGGTCAAATGCAACAAGCTGAAATGCAATTGAATACTTCTATGTATGCAGCCAGTGGAATAACTACAGGCACTTCGCGTGCAAACTATGCAAAAGCTATTGGAATGTATAATCAGATGTATGGGGGTAATGCGGGAGGTTTTGCAGCTAATCTTTTCTCTCGTTATCGTTCAAGAGGAATGACGTTAGGTAAAGCTCAAGATTTATTAGAACAATTACGTCTTGGAATGGAAGGTGGACGAATTTATAATGAAGGAGGCTTACCTGGAGTTCAACAAGAGTTTCTACAGTTAGCTTCTGGACTCGGGGCTACAGGTATGGGCTATAGAACGGGCGGCTTCTTATCCGGGGCGGCTAATCTTATGCAAACCACTCGTGGTATGGGATCTGGACAGAGGCAAGATATTTATAGTATGATGCAACAGGCTATGCTTTCAGGTTCTCAAATATCCCAAATTCTTTCCGCGGGACTCGGGACAACTCCTTTGAGGCTATCTGCAAAACTACAAAAAGATCTATTAGAGAACCCAGAAGAAGCTGTTAGAACTGTTGCTTTAGGTATTAAGAATATGGTTCAGAAGGCTGGCGGACCTCAATCTGAAACAGGTAGATACTTTATGCAACAACTTGGTATCGGCACTCCCGAACAATTAGAATTTTGGATAAATGATGTACCTAAAGCTGTTCAAAATGTAGATAAATTAAATGTTGCTTTTGATCAATTAAGTAATTCCGGGCGTAGGCTTGGACCCGAAATGCAAAAAACAGCAGAAGAGGCTTCTGATTTCTTTGATAAAGTTTCTGGTTGGGTAGGGGAGAAAGCAACAGATGTGTTTACTTCTCCAGGAATGAAAACTGTTGGTTATGGGTTAACCATTGGAGCTGGGTTATATGCTTTAACCAGAATATTACGTAGAGGTAGAGCAGGTGGTGCCTTAACATCTTTATTAGGATTAAGTGCATTACAACGTCTTGCTGGAAGTCCTGACGTAATAGGGGCAGGAGGAGAAGCTGGTGGGGGAATGGATTTAGAAAGAATAACAGGTACGGCAATAGAGGTTGCTACAATAAAAAGTCTTCTAGGCAGGGGGCAAACTACTGCTAAAGCTTCTCAAATTACAAGGCTTTTAAGTGTTGCCAGGGGGGGAAAGTTACCTTTGTTGGCCAAGTTAGCAAACTATTCTTCATTACTTCGCTTCGGTGCAGTGGGGGCTGGAGTAGCTACACTATTACTAACATTGGATGCTATTCACGGAACTGATGTAACAGGAGAAGTTGGAATTCGCTCTCATATGGAAGCAGCTTCTGCTGCTCCTTCTGCTTGGAAAGACCCTATAACAAAGTCTTTTGAAAAACAACGAAGACAAGCATGGCTTGATAACTTAATTTCAACTCCTCCAGCAACTCCGACTGGTAAGGTTTCAGCTATAGATTTACTAGGAGGGGCAAGTGGTGTACAAAAGTTAAATGTAGATCCTTATGGCAATCCTTTACCTGTAAAAGAAGGAGAGGCTGGCGTGTCGGGGAGCGGAGGGACCGCCGGTGTAATTATTCAAATTGTCGGGCCTGGAGGTGAAGATTTAGGAAAAGCAATTGCAGAACAAGGTAAACAAGTTACAATTAAGTTATCAGCCGGACAAGTATTAGGAGTACAATAAAATGGCCCGTGGACAAAGGACAATGATGAAGATATTTAGACTCCCTATCGGGTCAACTAATGGTAATACATATAGTTTACTATCTTCCCAAATATTGCAAGGTAAATATTTAGAGGATCGTAATAGTGATGGAACTATAACATTGAGTACAGATAATACTCCTGGAATTACCTGGTCTCCTCAGCAACAAGCTAAAGTAAAAGTGGAACAAAACAATAATGATGGGACTTATTATGTTATTGTAAAGGATAATCAAAATGAATTACACCGTTTTATTGTAATTCCTCGTATTACTAATCAAGTGAATACTCTTTATAATTCTGCGGGGGAGGCTATTCCAAATGAATTTACTCTTTATGTTAATCCTCAAAGAGTAAGTCCTGTGGCAAATAAAAGATTGACTGAAGTGTTAACTCGTGGAGGTTACGAAATCCAACATTGGGGAAATGCTTTAACTGAAATACAAGTTACAGGTAAAACAGGAGCTTTGTTTAAGACATCAACAGGAGATTATCCTGCTAACAATGCTGTAATAGATGTTACACAATCTTTGGCATGGAAAAAACTATCTCAATTAAGGGACCTTTATGATACAGATCATGCTATTAAGAACCAAGAAGCTTCGGTTTTGTTGGGCATGAATTACTACGATAAATTTTATATTGGGTATTTTACAAGCTTTACAGGCCCGACAGCTTCTGCAGAGAATCCTTATCAAATAGATTATTCTTTTACATTTAAGGTTCAAAAAGAACAGACTATAATTAGAGGCTAATTATGTGGCGCAAAGTATTAAGCTGGGAAGAAACGATAGCAAATGATGTAAATGAGTTTATTGTATTAGCAAAACCAGGTCAAATATGGAGGTCTGATAGTGAAAATCTTTATATTAAAGAACCTTTATGGAAGGTCTCCACTGTTACAGTTGTCGGGGCGGTGTGGGAGCGTGATCTTACAAACGAAAATAAAAATTCTGCTAATCTTTGGAGATTCCATTTCCCCCTTACTTTATTAGGAGAATTTGAATTATCTAAAAAAGCTTCAAAAAAACTATCTTGGGAAGAACCTGAATTAAACGAAGAACAGAAAGCTAAAGCTAATATTTTATATGCTATTTATTGTGCAGAAGCTGTATTACCTATATTTGAAAATAAATTTCCTAATGACAATAGACCTAGATTAGCTATAGAAGCAGCAAAGATAGCATTAAAATATCCTACTGAAGAGAATAAAGCTAAAGCTAGAGCTGCTGCTTCTGCTGCTTCTGCTGCTACTGCTTCTGCTGCTTCTGCTGCTTGGGCTGCTTGGGCTGCTTCTGATGCTGCTTGGGCTGCTGCTAGGGCTGCTGATGCTGCTTATGCTGCTGCTGCTAGGGCTGCTTGGGCTGCTGATGCTGCTGCTGCTGATGCTTGGGCTGCTGATGCTGCTGCTAATGCTAAAAAAGCAGCTAAAGAGGCTAAAAAAGCAGCTAAAGAAGCTAATATAGATATAGACTTTGATAGTTTATTATCTAGAGCTCAATCAGATATATGGGAATATATTAATATATCAAAATCTAGTAATACTAGTGAAGCTAGTAAAGCTAGTTTGAAAGTAGCTTGGGAAGGAGGAGCTGACGAACCTCCTATAGATTATTTTGAAAAGATGGATGATGATGTTTTAATAAAAGAATTTAATGATTTTGATCAACTAATAGATGTAGTAGGAACGTTTGGTATGGATGATTTACGTTATCGACAGAAGATAGCAGAAGAAATGGCAAAAAGAAAGATTGATCCTGATGATCCAAGAATATGGACAAATAAGATTTCTGAAGACCTTGCAAGACGTATAATAGAAAGGAGACAACGAACAGCTACTGTAAGCATGGAACTTACACCTGAAAGTATTTTAAGACAACAAATAGTTCCAGGAGACTTTGTTATTGCTCCTCAAACTTTTAAAGACAATACCGATCAAGTAATCTTTAACGCAGGAAAGAATTATACTGTTTTAGATTATTTTCAAACTCCTCAAGTTTTAGGAGTTAAGGTTCAATCTGAAGTAGGGCCTTGGACAATAACATTTAGACCACAAGGAGGTATTGCCTCCCAATTTTCTTGGAGAAAGAAAACCCCAGAAGAAGAGCAATTTGCTACAATAGAAAACAATCCTTTTGTAACAGATATTCTAAATGTTTTAGCTCAACCCAAACGTCCCCCCATGACTGTACAGCAGGTAACCGATCGGGTGCAGCAGGAGTATTTGTCCGAAGGTGGTTACGGACATCTTACTCCTGCAGAGTTTAAGGTTCAAGTAACTAAAGCTTGGTCTATATTATTTCATTTAGGTTATATAGGCATGGTTCAAAAATCCGATAAAGTAAGTATTACCCCTGAAGGTAAAGAGTTTTTAGCATCATAGGTGTCTAATGGAAGAGAAAAAACAAGATAATTTAGTAGATATAACACAAACTATCTTTGATCCTTATAAAACTATCGTATTCGACCTTGATGGTGTTATTTGGGATTGTTATCAACCCAACGGACAAGGAACAGGGGCTTTTACTGCATTAGCCCCCTTCAAAAGAGAAGCTGGTAATATAGTAGTTGCTACAAACGGAGTGGTTATAAGATTGCAAGAAGGAGTAGATAAATTAATTAAATCTCTGGATAGAGCAGGAAAGAATTTAGGAATTGTTAGTCGTAGTGAAGCCACAGGACTTACTTTTGCTGCTCAACCCTCGGTAATGCTTTTAAAGTCTTTTGGGTTATATGACTATTTTAACTATGATGTGATTATAAAGACAGGCATTGAAAAGTCCCAATATGTTAAACCAAATGGAAAGACATTATTTATAGACGATAATCCTCAAAATCTTCAAACTGTTAATCAGAAAGATCAGGTAGATACTTTAAATAGAAAATCTTTCGGTCCTTGGGAACAAGCTTTAGTTCCAAAACAATCTTCTTTAAGTTTTGGTATCTTAAAAGAAGCGTGGGAAGAACCTGAATTAAACGAAGAACAGAAAGCTAAAGCTAATATCTTATATGCTATATATTCTGCTGAAGCTGTATTACCTATATATGAAAATAAATATCCTAATGACAATAGACCTAGATTAGCTATAGAAGCAGCAAAGATAGCATTAAAATATCCTACTGAAGAGAATAAAGCTAAAGCTAGAGCTGCTTGGGCTGCTTGGGCTGCTTGGGCTGCTGCTGATGCTGCTAATGCTGCTTATGCTTCTGCTAGAGCTGCTTCTGGTGCTGCTGATGCTGCTGATGCTGCTGATGCTGCTTATGCTTCTGCTATTAAGTATGCTAAAAAAGCAGCTAAAGAGGCTAATATAGATATAGACTTTGATAGTTTATTATATAAAGCTCAATCAGATATATGGGAATATATTAATATATCTGAAGCTAATAATACTAGTGAAGCTAGTAAAGCTAGTTTGAAACTAGCCTGGGAAGAATGGGAGCCTGTATTAGGAGATAAAGTCTTAATAGATCTCAACACGTTTGGAAAGGCAGATAGAGACTTTGTAAAAGAACATTTTCCTGATTTAAAAGCACAAATTGTTGACTTTTCAAGTTCTAATCCGACAGATTTAGTTCTTGATAATCTAAACTATAGAAAAGGGTATAATAAAGGAGTAAGAATTTATGTACGCCCAGATCAGGTTAGTTTATTAAGTAGTAAAAAATAACTATGGACGTTAACACTACACATTTTTATCCTGATGCAATGGTAATTTTTGTAAAAGGATTCAGGCCTCAGGAAATTCCTAGAGAGGAGGATACAACTGTAGTTACCTCTTTTCCTCGTTTGAGTGATCCTACTCAGAATAGAGGAGAAGTTCCAGAGTTAATTTCTGTTTCAGTTACTTTAACAACAAAGAATTCTCCAGGCACTTTTTCCTTAACAATATCAGATCCTGCAAATAGGTTCATTATCTCTGATATTCCTGAAACAGAAGTTCCTAATTTATATAATAGAAGTAATCAGAAACCAAAGAAGTTTGCTTCTAGTATAAAAAACATTCCAAAAGCAGGAGCTAACTTCTTCGAATTCTCTACATATAAAAGTTGGCTTGAATTTGAATGGGGTACATTAGAAGATGTACAAACAGGTGAAAGAATGCCCGTTCAATACCGGAGAGATGCTGACGGTAATATAGTAGAAAGATGGGCTTTTACATCAAAGGGGGATATTGTTTATGTAGTTAAGGTAGGAGACGTAGCTGCAGAGGAGGCCTTTAAAAATGCAGGTAATGGGAGTTATTCTGATGTTCTTACTTTGTCTGTTCTTCCTTATAATGATAAAACAGTTATCACTCGTTCTTATCATTTATACAAAACCTCTCATGAAAGCTTTCTAGCCTCCTATAAGGATGTAGAAGAACAAGGGCTTGGTACTTTTAATAAGGGAAGATGTAAAATATCTGCTATGGATAGATTGGTTATTTTCATGTCTAAAAGATTTGATGAAAATGGAATAGTAGATTCACGCCCAAAACATTCTCTTATGAGAGTATTTACAGGTCTTGTTAATAACGTTCAACAAGGTTATTCTGAAAATAACAATATTATTAGTGTAAGTGGTGAAGATATTACAAAGTATATGAGGTTATCTGTTGTTAATGTTAATCCTGCGTTAAGAGTAGATGATAGGGCAGTTCCCGATCAAGCAGCAGAGGGAGAAACACAGATTTCTGTCTGGAATAATATATTTCAAGGAGCTCGTTCTCCTGAAATTGTAAAAGAATTAATTTTAGGAAGTAAAGCAGTTACTCATAAATCAGGACATACACATGCAGATATTAAAGCTATTCCTCAAGTATCTTTGTCTCCTTTAAATTCTGTAGATTTATTTTATAATCCCGATACAGATACCTTTGAAAGAACTCCTACTAAATCTAAAAAAGGACAATCGAGAATTTTAGATTTAAGTCAAATGTTGGGAACTTTATTCACAGATAGTTCTGTGCATATAATTGATCCTGTAAAAAGCGGTTCTAATTTAACGGGTTTCAGTGCTTATAAAGAAGTATTAAATAATAGCTGGAGCTTCTATCAGTCTGATTTTAAAACACGTAGAGATATTGCATATCAGATGGCGGAAGATACTCATTTTGCTTTTTATGCTGATAACAATGGAGATATTTGGTTTACCCCTCCTAGATTTCATTTAGGGCATATATTAGCACAAGAATTTCCACAAATATATGTTATTGATACTCCTTCTATTATAAGTTACGGCTTTATAGAAGATGATAGTAATATATTCTCTTCCGTTTATGTTGGAACAGAACCTCCGTTTGCAATGTCGGGTTTAAAGAGTTTAGGAACATTTAACGGGGCTGCCAGAGATGAAACGGTTATTTATAAGTATGGACAAAGAATCTTTATTGCTTCTAATCCATTGATAAAGAATGATGCAGGCTATGGATTGCACAGCGAAGATTGTGATGTTTATGCAAAATCTTTATTACAACGCCTACTTGCAGGGAAGTATCAGGGTCAAGTTACTTTAACAGGCCGTCCTGAAATACAACAGAATATGCCCGTTTATATCCCTTGTAGAAATATGCTTTATTATATAGAAACAGTTGAACATAGTTTTAATTTTGGAGGACAATTTACAACTACTTTACATTTATCTTATGGGCATAAACCTTGGGAGTTATTACCTGAGATTTTAGCTTTTTCAAAAAATGATGAGGTTTATTTAACGGATGGGCATATAAATATTTTGGCAGATCAAAAAACAGTTTTGGAAAGAAAGCAAGAGAATACTCCAAAATATACTGCCCCATCTTCTGTATCAGGAACACCTACTTCTGTTCCTACTCCTTATCCCCAAAGCAATAGAACTAATTTCTTTAATACTTTACCATCTAGTAGTTCCATTAGGTTGGATTTTTCTAGATTAGACTCAGATACGTTATAATATGGACCAAGTACGTTTAAATAGTGATTTAAAATATATTGTAATTCATCATACCGCAGATATTAATCGTGGAAAAGATCTAAATGAAGCTGCTATTATGGATGAACAGTTTGGATTAGATTATGATATTATTATAAATCCAGAAGGTACAATAGATCTTACTCCTAGATGGACATTTGCTTTACATGCAGATCAATATACTGAAAATGTAAGTATACCAAAACTTATCACATATAGTCAGCATCATTTATCTGCTGCATCAGAAAGAGCAGACTTAAATAAAAATGCTATACATGTGGCAGTAGTTGGAGATTTTGACGTATCTAATCTTTCTCATGTTCAATTATTTAGTCTTGTATATACTTTAGCAAAATTATGTGAAGTCTATTCTATAGATATTGAAAATATTCAATATCATTATGATTCTTCTCATACATCATGTCCAGGTATAAATTTTGTATCTCTTGAATCTTTAAAAAAGTTAGTAAAACCTCTTATACGTATAACAAATTTTGGAACTACTGATGCAACAGATTTCTTAAAAGGTTTGTTCTATCTTTCAGTTGATCCTGTAATAGAGACCAATCCTATTGCTGTAGGAAATAATGATTATAGAATGTCAAATGCGCGTACTCCTATTCACCATCATACGCGACACGAAGATGGAGGAGACGATGAATTACAATTAGATATGTCTCAAGTAACGGATTTAATTAATCAATTATCCGATATAGATGGGTTGGCAGGAGAAGGTTTTTTTGGGGATGGTTCCGATGGGGATGTTATATTCTCCGGAGCTAGTGGTTCTGCTTTAACTAGAGATATGTTTTATCAAAATCTTACAATAGAAACAGGGCATGAACTTTATAACGCAGGGTATAGAATATTTGTAAGAGATACTTTAACGTTAAATGGAAGTATTAGTAATACTGGTTCTGCAGGTGGAGATGGTAAAAGTTCTGGGGGTGTAGGAGGTGGTCATTATACGCCAGGAGATCTTCCTATTGCTGCTCCTGCAGGATATCTTATAGGTGGGGCGGTTGGGGCAAATTTATATTCACCGCCAGCAACCATGTATGATTGTTTAGTAACCGATACTACTTCTGGTGGTGCGGGAGGCTATGCGGGTTTATATGGGGGAAGTTATGGTAACATGTGGATGCCGTCCTTAGGGCAAGACGGAGGAGTTGTAGACTTGTTGTATAGTCCATATGGTAGTCAACCAGAATTTATAGGAGCAATAACCAATAGAGTTTTTGGCGGAGGTTATGGTTATCCATATGATCCAGTATTAAGATATAAACTCGGAGGTGTATCCGGGGGTGGGGGTTATGGTGGTGGAAGTAATAACGGGGTATCTGGCGGTGATAATACTGCGGCTGGTGGAGGGGGTGCTGCATCCGGCGGCGGCGGCGGTATGATTGTAGTTGTTGCTAGAACGTTAACAGGGGTTGGTACTATTACAGCTCGAGGTGGTAGAGGTGGTAACGGAGGTAATGGTGAATGGCAAAATCCTTGCTTTATGCCGTGGGGGCCTCCTGGTGGTGGTGGTGGTGGTGGTGGAGCTGCAGGTGGTACAGGAGGTATGATAACATTAGTTGCCCAACATTGCACTACTTTTACGGGTGTTGTTACAGTACAAGGGGGAGATGCTGGTAATGGTGGTGACGGTGGTAGAGGGGGTACTGCATTAGCTAATGAACCTATTTGGAAAACCGGTAATGGAGGTGGAGGGGGTTCCGGCGGAAGTGGGGGTAATGGTGGTACAGGAGGAATAATCTTTTGTTGTGTAGGGAATGTTCTTTGTTGGAATGGTACTTTAAACGCAGATAATGGTGCTGGAGGTAATGGTGGCAAAGGAGATAATGGAGGAGATAGTTGCGGATATTTTGACGCTCTTGTAGGACCATCAGGAACGTGGCTCGGAGGAATGGGAGGCGCACCTGGTAATGGCGGTAATGGAGGTAGTGGGTCTGTTGCGGGAGTAAAAGGAATTGGTACCACAGCCACGTCCGGTAGAAGTTACGGAGCTATGTGGAATATTACTTACTACTCCGGTTACCCTATAACCCTTACTTTGAATTCTATTTTTACTGCAGATGTCGGAACTTACATTCGTTTTAACGATGCTGGAGGTACTGTTGCTAGAGTAATAAAAAAAGATAATTATGGTTATGATATTACAATAGATGGTTCTATTACTACTCTTCCAGCTTACTCTTTTGAAGCAGGTTTTTCATATGGAACAAATGGCGTAGACGGTGGTATACAAAATGGTAATAGTATTTGTATTTTGACTCAAATTTAATTAAGGAAAAGTAAAATGAGACTTCCAAATGCTTCTTCTACACGAAAAGGAGTTGCGAAATTATCTGTAGAAGCAGTAATTCCTGAAAATCCTATTGCTGTTGGGGATAATGATCCAAGAAATTCTGATGCAAGAACTCCTACCATCCACCATACTACACATGAACTTGGGGGGGATGACGAGGTTCAATTAGCTATATCTCAAATAATAAATTTAGCGGATACATTATCTAGTTATTTAACAGGCTATGGGTTTTTCGGTTCCGGAATAGATGGTGATATAACCGTTGCCAGTGGTTCTACTACTACTTTGGCTAGAGATATGTTTTATGATAATTTAGTAGTTGCTTCTGGTGGTATTATTAATACAGCAGGATATCGTGTTTTTTGTAAAAATTCTGCTACAATATCTGGTAGTATTCGTGATATTGGTAGTGATGGTAAAAATGGCGTTTCTAGTACAACTTCTGCAGGTGGAGGTGGAGGATTGATGGCGTCTGTGAGAAATGCTGGATATATACCTTATCAGCATTCTGCAGGTGGAGCTGGTGGTATAGGTGGAGCTGCGCCTGGATCTGCAGGAGGTAATGGTTCTACTGGAGGTTCTACTTCATATGGTATTGGTAGTGCAGGATTCGCTGGTAAGGCTGGAGGCGGAGGTGGAGGAGCTGGAGGTGCAGCTGGTTCATTTAGTACAGCATCTTATCTTTATGGAGGAGTTAGAAACTTTATCAATTTAACATTGTGGCGTATATTCCCTGAAGCAGGTATTTATCCGTTTAGGGGGCATGGTGCAAATGGTGGCTCTGGTGGCGGTAAAGGTGGAGCTGTATGGGGTGGAGGTGGGGGAGGGTCTTCAGGTGCAAATGGTGGTCTTTTATTACTTGCTGCACGAAATATTTATGGTGATGGAACTATAAGTGTTAAGGGCGGAAACGGAGGAATGGGAGGAGATTCTTATGATGGAAGTAGTAGCGGTAGCGGTGGAGGTGGTGGAGGTGGTAATGGAGGTAATGGTGGTGTTTTAGGTTTAATTTATCATTATTTATCTCCTTCCGTTATTCTAGATTATTCTGGTGGAAGTGGTAGTGTTGCAGGAACAGGAAGTCTTGGCGCTGGTGTAGATGGAGCCGATGGAAATAATGGAATTTATATTGGATTACCTATTTAAAGGAACAAGTTATGGGTGTTAGAGATCCACAAGAAGAAGCGTATGATTATGATCTTGGAATAGATTCTGATATTCTTGATTTTATACAAGAATCTCACGAAGTTCAAAGTAGAATTTCTCCTACGCCATGTTATCTTTTACAGAGAAAAAGTTCTGGAAGTATTATAGGAACAATTTCTTCTCCTTATACTATTTCAACTTATATAGAGACATCTCCTAATTATAGAGCTGTTATTTGGGAATCTGGGGATAATAGACCTGATGTTCGTCCTTATGTAAATAATGGTCAAGGTAATATAGGTGTTTTAATAGATGGGGCTTCTGCTTTAAGAGTGTTGACAATAGATGATATATCTTCAGATTTAGAATTTTGTGTAGTAGAAAGAAAAGATTTAAGTTCACCGGGTAGAATAGAAATAGTATTTAATGCAGGTTTTGATGCTTCTGCACATACTATTCAATGTTACTTTTCAACAATGCAGCCTGGTATTAGTAATATTAGAATGCAAAAAGGAGAAGATACTTCTCAGAGTATATTTGGTTGGGAACAATATTTAAACTTTAATACAGATGCTTATAGAAATATGCACCAGATTCTTGTGCGTATGCCTTTAACAACAAGGGATCTTACTTTAAATGAAGAAGGTAAAGTAGCAATAGAAGAGAACAAAGCTTGGATGATTTGGACGCCTTATGTAAACGATTTTGATATTCTTATTGTTGCAGCTTCTAATAGTGTATCGGGAAAAGAAGAGAGATATGAAATTTTAAATAAGCAAGATAGTGTTATTCAAAGAAGATTATTATCACAAAGGTTTGATGTAAAGTTGTTAGAAGAATCAGATCCTCGATATCAAATATCTTATATTACAGGACTTTTACCTGCTGCAACATCTACTGTACCTTTATCATCTACAGTTGCTGGGGATACTGTAGGTTCTATTTAAAAGGAGAAAACTATGGCTTTTTACGTTGACCCTATTAAAAACTTAACTAAAGTTACTGTATTGACAGGGTATAATTCTACTTCAACTACAATAGTATTAGCTTCTGGAGAAGGTAGTAAACTTCCAAGCCCTACTGTGTATGGAGCTTTTAATCTTGTATGGTATAATTCCACAGATTATAATGATCCTGCAGATGATCCATATGTAGAAATTGTTAGATGTACCGCAATATCTTCTGATACTTTAACTATAACTAGAGCTCAGGAAAGTACAACAGCCCAAAATCATAATATAGTTGCAAAAACATATAAAATGAAAATGGCTGTTACTAAGAAAATTATTGAAGATTTAAGAACACCTATTTTAGTTGATTCTAATGGTTATTCTTGGCAATTAGGAGTAAATGCTTCAGGTAGTGTTACAACAACATTGTTAGGTAATTAATGGTTGCTATACGTAATCGAAAAATATTTCCGGGGGATTTAAAGTCTTCTACTATACCTACTGATTTTAATAAGTATACAAGAATAGCGCGTATTGTTAGTGTAGATCCTGCAAACGGAGTATGTAGAATACAGTGGTTGGACAGACCTGGATTTAGAGAGAATGTTCTTCTTACCCAAGGAAGCGATGGGGAGTGGAATATTCCAAGAAAAGATTCTGTTGTGATAGTAGCTTTTGATCCTAAAGATCAAGCTCG